GCGGTCGTCACGGTGTAGACGTTCCTCACGCCGTCGTGCTCCGCGATACGCGAGGCCGTGGAGCTGTCGCGCACGATCGCCGCCGTGAAGCCGTCGCCGACGGCGAGGACGGTCTTGAAGCCGCCCTCGCCGTCAGGCTCGGTCTTTGCGACGAGCCTCGCGCACGCCACCGCCATGCGTTCGAACAGGCGGCTCACAGCTTTCTCCAAGGGTCGAGACGCGCCTTGAACTGCTGCCGCCACGTGATGGGCGAGCCGTCGCCGCCGACGCGGGTGTAGCTGTAGCCGCCGAAGCTCTCGCTCGCATACGGGCTGTCCAGCTCCTTGGCGTGCTCTGTCTGCCACGCCGCGATCTCGTCGGCGAGGTCGACCACGGCCTGCGGGATGGCGAGCGCCCAGACGGTGCCGACGAACTCCTCGTCCGTGAGCCCGTCGTAGGGCCACGCGTGCAGCCCGTCGTTGAAGGTCGAGCCCGTGATGCGGACGTACTGGCCCTCCTTGAGGCCGAGGGCCGCGGGCGGCACGAGGCGACCGCCCTCGATGCGGACGCGCCCCGTGCGCTTGTCGGCGACGAACCAGTTGCGCAGCGACAGAAGCACCTGCTCGAGCATCTCTGCGCCTATCGCTTATCGGTGATGACGGCGGCAAGCTCGGGGCTGAGGGTCTTGACGCCGCAGAGCATGTCGATGGAGACGGTGTCGGTCTTGGTCTTCTGGTCGTAGCCCTGGACTACGCGCAGGCCGAAGCCGTCATAGGAGGTGGAGTACGCCTTGGGTGCGCCGAGCGGCATCTCGAGCTGGCGGGTCACGAGCGCGAAGGCGTTCTTGTGGAACGCGATGGACGGCGTGTAGTTGGCCGTCTCCTCCGTGGTCTTCTGCACGTTCTGGTCGCAGTAGAAGTCGAGGCCGTACTTGCGGCCGAGCGATGCCTCCTTGAGGGCGGTGCCGTTGTCGCCGACGGCGGACGCGTTGGTGAACGCCTCGGTGTTGAGCAGGTCGGCCTCGGCCTGGGAGCCATAGACGAAGCGGCGCTCCGTGGAGGGTGCCTTGGCGTCCACGAGGAACTTGCGGGCGGCGATGATGTCCGCCACGGCGATGGCGCCCTTGGCGTGGTCGACGCGGTTCGTGACGTCCTTCTCGAGCGCGAGCAGGTAGCCGTCGATCTTGTCGGCGAAGGCCTGCATGGCCGGGACGAGGAACTGCGCGGAGAAGTCGACGATGCCCATCGTCAGCTCCTTGGACGTGACGGCGAACGTCACGTCGAGCAGCTTGTCCATCTTGACGGGAACCTTGCCCTCCGTGGCGTCCTGCACCTCGACCTCGGTAGTAAACTCCTTGGCCTCGAAGGTGGCGGGCTTGCGGACGGTGATGGTGTCGCCCACGCCGGCGACGAACTCGGAGGAGTAGTCGCGGTGGACGAGGTTGGCCATGACGGCGTTGGTGCGCAGAACGTCCAGCGCCTCGTTGGCGATGATGTTGGGTGTAAGGATGGTGTTCGACATAGATACCCCTTAGCCTCTCTGCTCCGCCTTGTACTTCATGTACTCGGCGGTGCTCATTTCGTTGATGTCCTTGCCGCCCTCGCCCTTGGGGGCGTGGGCCACGTCGGCACCCTTGACGGTCGTGGTTGCGATGAAGTCGGCCCAGTCGGCCTTGATGCCCTCGGTGAGCTTGTCCGCGTCCTCGATAGCGCCGTCCTTGACGGTCACGTTCTCGAGGTCGGAAACCTTGAGAACGGTCTCGATGCGCTTGGGGTCGACGCCCGCCGACTTGAGCAACTTTCGGTACAGGCTGCGCTTCTCGGCTGCGGCCTTCTCGCCCTCGACCTTGGCCTTGTAGTCCTCTAGGTTCTTGACGGCGGCCTTGTACTTTTCCTCGTACTCGCCCGCGCCCTCGCCCTTGGCCTTGAGCGCGTCCAGCTCCTTCTTGTAGCCGTCCGCCTTGCCCGCGGCCTCCTTGAGCTCGTCGCGCTGCGCCTTGAGCGCGTCCACGCTCTCGGCGTGCTCCTCGATGATCTGGTCGATCTTCTCGTCCTCGATGCCCATTGCCTTGAGCATCTTTCGCGTGAGTGCCAACAGAATCTCCCTTGCTTCGGAATGGGCGGGTCCCAGCCTGTTGCCTCGGCAGGGCCCGCGCCGCAATACCTCGCGGCAAGGGTGAGTATCCAAGCGGAGTAACGCGGCCCTACGCGCCACCCCTCAGGTGCTTCTCGAGGATCGCCCGGTACGTGTCGCCGTGACCCGTTGCCGCCTTGCGCAGGAAGTGCTTGCCCTTCATGCGGGAGGTCCCCTCCTCGACGTATGGCGCGTACTCGACGTTGGTCCCGATGAAGCAGTCGTAGCCTTTGAGGAGGTGCGTGACGGAGTTGCGCAACCTGCCCGTGTCGACCGGGCACGTCGCCTTGGCATAGCCCTCCGCGACGAGGCCTATCTCCTCTAGGCCAGTCTTATAGGCTCGCAGGAGGGCCTTCTCGACCTGCTCGATATTGTTCTGCCGTATCTCGATGCACTCGGCGGTATCCAGCTTCGCGGCGTTTACGATCTCCTCGGTGATGAGGGTGCCGTGCCGGCCGTGGTCGCCGACGCCGCCGACGAGCCCGTAAGCCATCAGTCGAGCACCTCGCAGCCGTAGCCAACGCGCCCGTCGACGTCCGCCTCGATGGCCTCGATGGCCTGCATCGGCACGCCGGCGCACCCGAGCGTGCAGCCGTCGTCGGACTCAACCTCGTCGCCGCGCTGCGTGCAGATGTAGGTATCCGGGAACGTGAAGCCGAAACCCAGCTTTACGGCGCAGTCGCCGCAGTTCGCGCAAGTGAATAGCTCTTTCATGCCTGCCCCAATCTCTCTGCGGGCAGTGTCGCGGCACGGTCACGCGGCATGAAAAAAGCCCCGCCGTGGCGGGGCCCGCTGTGATCTATTGGATTTTTACCTCGTGGGCCTTTTCCATCTCAAGCTCGATAGCAGACGGGCTCTCGCCTCTGAGGAAAAATGGAATCGGGAAGAAGTCGATCTTCCCCGTTTCCTTGTCGATGGCATACGGAGTGTCGCCCGGGGCCATCTTTCCATCGAAACCGAAACCGACGAACCAATGGCATTTGCCCTCGTATGCGCACACCGGGCCGTATCCGTCTACGGCCTCCTCTTCCAGAATCGGCTTTATGGCCTCTTCCAATGTGAGCATGTCAACCTCTTGTCGTCAGGCACTCGTCGATCTTGATGATACGCCATTATACGCTAGAGACAGATTTCGGGGTCCTGCCTCTCGAGTTTTGGAACGCCAGAGTCGAGCGACTCCTTGAGGTCTGCATAGACCTCATCGACATTGCCGTACCATATCGGCTCATAGCCGAAACGCTCCTCGAAGTTGGCCGCGAGCTTGTCGACCTGCTCCCATGTATGCAATTCGGCAACCATCACAGTCCCTCCTTCATCATCTCGTCAAATATTTTACTAGATTCCGGTAGGTATTTGCGCAGGACGGCGAGAGATTCCGGGTTCGCGGTGCTTGCGCTGAAGAACTCAGCGAAGCCCTCTTGCGCAAGCCTTGCCAGCTGGTAGTCCTCGGACGCTCCCTTTGGCCGCCAATAACTCTTGCTGTGGCCCCATCCATCGTTACACTTGTTCAGCGTTGCCCCGCCGAAAAGGTCGGAAAGGTCGGCCTTTTCGGCATTGCTCATCTCCCCTATCTCGGAGGCGACGGAACTATATGTGGCAGCCTTCGTGTGCTTGAGGCCTGAGAGCGCCTCGGCCACCTTGTCAGGATGCCTCCTTAGGTAGTCAGCATGCCATTCCATGAGGTAGCCATTCGACTCGAGCCATCCGATGTCCTTTGACCTGACTGCCCGTTTGAGCCCATCGCGCATCTCCTTGTGCCTTGCGTCAATGTAGGCTTCGACCTCGCTCTTTATGGTCTTGGCGAACACGCCGCCGCCGTACGTCCTCGAGATGTCCGCGTGCAGGCCGTCGATCATATGCCCGAACTCGTGGAACCAGGTCGTTCCTTGGGGTCTCAATCCATCTTTCGAAAACACTATTTCAAGGTTGAGCCTCACGCCACCATCCGTTGGGCTGTAGTGGGCGGTTCCGCCCCATCCGCCGTTCAGCAAAACGAAATCCCGCTCATGCTTCAGGTAAACGCTACGGGCAGCCTTGTCCGAACGCTTGAGAATGCCTTTCACCGCATCCCTTTGATCCCTATTAAGGCACGAGTAGACGGAAGCAGACATATCGGGCTTGCCCGCGATGCGCCGAATTCGGGCCAGCGCCGCGTCCAACACCTTCTGCTGGTCGCCATCTTGCGGAACGAGCCGGACGGTATGCCATACTCCCTCAGCTGCTCGGTGAGCCTCTTCCTCGCCTCGGTCGCGGACACCCCAGCGGCATCGAGCTTGCGGGCCGTGCCGGGCATGTCCATGAACTCGGAGATGGTGCGGTTCGCGGGCTTGGTGCCGTTTACGGCGGGCTTGCCCGCCTTCCATTCCTCGTAGGTCATGCCCTCGGGCAGGCGGCTGAAACGCTCGCCGTCGAGCACGTCGAGCCCGTCGCAGCACGCCACCAGCGTGCATCGGCAGTTGCACGTCTCGGCATACAGCGCCTCGGGGTCGCCCGGATAGCGGCACCCGTTGCTGAACTTCTCGCCGATCTCCACCTTCTCGCGGTCGAGCTTTCTGTGGCTCGAGCGCGTGCGCAGGTCGAGCGTCGCCACCCATTCCTGCTGCACATTGATGCCGAGCCCCTTGGCCCTCTTGTAGCTGTCGACGCGCCCGGCGTTCTCCGCCGCCGTCGTCGAGGTGCGCGCCAGACGCACCGCCGCCGCGCGGTTCGACCCCGCCACGTCCTGGATGCGCTTCGCAATCTTGGGTATCGACTCGCCGAGCAGCACGCCCTGCGTGATCTGGTTGGCTATGAGCCGGCGGTTCCACGCCACGTCCTTGGCGACGCTGACGGACGGCTTTGGCAGGTAGCTGTCGTGGTCAGTGAGCAGCCTCTGCACGGTCGACGCGTCCTGCAGCGCGTAGGCCGTGTCAACGCCCACGGCGCTCTCGACCTGCCACGTGCCGTAGTTGTAGTTCTCGGCGTAGACCTCGGGCAGCCTGCCCTCGATGGCGGCGGCCGCGACGACGTTCGCATGCGTCATGGCCTCGGCGCACTGCTTGAGGACGATTC